ATTCGTCCCCTGGCATGATTCAGGTCGTCTGATAGAGAAAAGCGGTGATTCCGAAGAGCTTAGAGCGAAGTTGAAGAAAGCTGAAGATGCTTTAAAAGAAATTCAATCTGAATTAACAGATGAACCAACAACTCCAGAAGTAAATACGATTAGGTTAGTAAATATTGAATTAATTTTAGATAGATATTCGGGGATAAATGAGTAAAGAAGATGAAGAAGACCTACTATCCGCAGCCAATGAGAAATATAAGCGGATGCAGAAAAAAAAGCAGAAAAATTCCTTTGATATTAAATTAATCTGGTTCTTACTTATCCTATTTATAAGTGGGTGGTTTATTATGTTTTACTATCGATTTACGGAAAGTTAAGAAGGGAAATAATATGAAACAGAATGTCATCTGGGCGTTATTCATAGGAGAAAAGCGGGATGTTCCACCGTTTTTTATAACATGGTGGCAATATAAACCCCAACCCCAAACTGTATTCACCACTATCCTGGATGCCATGCTCAGTCCATCCCACATGACTCTGGAACGGACTGAACAATTAATTCTTAACAATCAATATCGGACGGAAGGTGAATGTTACTATCTGAAACGCCTTATCGAAGGTGAATTTAAGGATATTTAATAAAATAATAAAGATAAAGCAGGATGACAGATAAAGAGGAAATCAGAAAAATAATGGATAAGATGTGGGATGGCTTGGGTAGTTTTTATTTAAAACAATCTCAGGCTGAAGCATTGATGACATGTTACAAAGAACTTGAAGAGTATATCGGCATTAGAAGAAAAGGCCTTGATTTTATAGCCAGACAATATAACCGTCTCCTTTGTGCTGTCGGGATCGAATATCCACGTATTTCAAGACATGATACTATTCTGCGTTATATCAGAGAAGGGGAAGATGAGGAGTTGGAACAGAGAAGATTAAAAACCGTGAATAAAAACAGACATGCTGACTGGAAAGAAAAACTGGAAGTGACCGAATAAGAATATAGTAGGTAAACGGAACTGAAGAGTCAACTATAAAATGGAAAAAAATGGATAAAGAAACAACTAAAAAAGATAACCGTGTTTTTACTTCAGAAGACATGTACAAAGCTTTTAAACATGGTCGTGAATTTAAAAAGATAAATTTCAATGGAAAAGATATGAATATACAGCTTATGTCTGATAGAGAATTTCCTTTTTGGGAATGGCTTAATAAATATTATTGCCGAAAAGAAATCGAGATAATTTCCGGCAGAGTTAGGGCTTATGTTGATGATTGGCCAAGGATAAGAAGATTAGAAAAACAGCTTATAGGCCAGAGAAGGGCTGATATGGATATTGAAGAGTTGGAAAGGAAAGGCGTCAAATTGACATGGGATCAATCAGGACACGCTTAATCTTTTATTTGTAGAGAGATTAAAGAGAGAGCTAATATCGAAGGGAGGGGAGAATGGAAAAATCTTGTAATAAATGCTCATTGGTAAAAGTGTGTGCAATAAATGGGACTGCACGAGGTTTAATTTATGAGCGTGGGGTAAGTCATCAACATAGTGGGATAGCAGCTAATGAATTTGAAAGGGAATTAAAAATAGTAATTGCCGAGCATTGTTCTTTTTATAAAGAGGATAAATGAAACTTACTTTAACTACTCTTATTTTCTTTATTATAACTGCTTGTGGCATTCCTGATAAGGAAAGGACAACAGACGGTAATTCTAATGAATACGGCTTGGTTTGTATTGATGGAGTGGAATATCTGAAAGTAACGGATGGTATTAGTTACAACGGTCAAGGATATATGGCTCCTCACTTTAACCGGGATGGCTCTTTATTTCTTTGTAATTAATAAACAGAAGGGAAAATGAAAGAAAATTGTAAGAAGTGTAAATACTTTGATGGGGATGAGGAATGTCGTCGGTTTCCTCCTGTGTATATAGCGGAGGGAGTACAGGATTCTATATTTTTATTTCCTCAAGTCAGTAAATCCGATTGGTGCGGTGAATTTAAAAACAATGAACATCATAAGAAAATGGATTGGTGGGAAATATTTGATCAAAGAATTGTAAATGGATTTGAAAGGGCTGGGATAGAAACCTTAGAAGACTTAAAAAATCAGACTGATGATCAGCTTCTACGGATAAAATATTTTGGCCGGGGATCATTAACGAAAATAAAAACTTATTTGGCAGATGTATTTGTTAAACAAAATACAAGGGATTAATCTTTTTTCTTGACATAGATAAACAAATAGTTTTAAGTTGTATTATCTTGAATAACATTTATTAAAAGGAGATATGAGAACCACTGTTGCAATAGACCAGAATACAGCTAGCCGTGTAGCCAGTCATGCTGAAGAAATGGGCAATAGATCAATGTCAGCGATGGTTGAGTTTATGCTCAGAAAGGCTTGTGATTTCGTCGATGATAAAGGCTATAGCGAATTTATTAAAATTCCGAACTCAAAAAAAATATCTGGTTAAATAGTGACTCGGACAAATTATTTTCAGATTAACAGAAAATTATTAAACCATCCCTTATGGACTTCTGAGCCCTTTACAAAAGGGCAAGCCTGGGTCGATTTAATTGGTAGAGCAAATCATACAGATAGTTTTTTTTATAAAAAAGGAATCCGTGTGAATGTTAAAAGAGGCCAATCAGGAGCTTCGATCAGCAATTTGGTTTTTCGTTGGAAATGGTCACGAGGAAAGGTTTCAAGGTTCCTGAATTTATTGGAAAACGAACAGATGATAGTACAACAGAGAAGTACTCTAACTACCCTTATAACTGTCTGTAATTATGATGTTTATCAGTCATCAAATAATAACATCGATAAGTCAAATAGTAAGTCAGATAGTAAGTCAGATAGTAAGTCAGATAGTAAGTCAGATAGTAAGTCAGATAGTAACCATCCAATAAGAAAGAAGAAGAAAAAAGAAGGAACTAATAAAAAGACTTACCTCGAAACTTCTGTTGAGTTTCGAGTAGCCGAATTTTTATATCATAATATTCTGAAACATAAACCGGACTACAAAGAACCTAACCTTCAGAAATGGGCGGATGATGCTGATAAGATGATCAGAATTGATGGTAGGAAGATTGATGTAATTAAAAAACTGATTGTATGGGTTCAGAATGATGATTTTGAAAAATCCAATATCTTATCCATAGCCAAGCTCAGGAAACGGTTTGATGCTTTGGAAATAAAGATGAATACGAAGAAGCCTTCTGGCCAGAAGGCGGAGGTAATAAGGTCGTTTGCTGAAATTGCCGCTGAAATGCCGGAGGAAATTGATTTTTTCGGTAGAGAAGAGAGGAAAAATAAAATTATGATCAATGTTAATGAAAATAATAAGGAGTAACATGACAAAAGATGAATTAGGGAAGGTATTAGATCGGCTGGCTGTGAACTGCTCAAGAAAATGGAGTTCAGATAAAGAGAGGGAGTTGAATATTGATAATTTTTATATGGGAGTTGGTGATCTGACAGAGTATCAGATTATGGCAGGATTTAAGAAAGTCATCCGCACACCTACACCGTTCATGCCTGATGTAGGGTCATTCAGAGAGTTATGTTTAAGCGGTTCAGGCAGTCAGAACTTAGAAGACGGAGCAAGAGAAGCATGGGCAACTGTATTGAAAATTATAAATAGAAGAGGTGCAAACTATTCACCTGTTTTTAAAGATTCCGCCATTGCTGAAGCAATCAGAAAAATGGGTGGATGGAAACAACTTTGTAGAATGGAAACAGAAGACGAAACATGGAGGAAAAAAGATTTTATTGAATATTATTTAGTAGCCGGAAGGCAGAAGATGCAATTTAAGTCAATGCTTCGGGGGACTTATGAGGATTATGTATTTGTCGGGTATGACAGAACCGACAATCTGAAAAAGATTGAGGCTGTGATCAGGCATGAGGAAAGCAGAGAAAATAATATACTGAAAATAGTCAGTGATAATTTCAAAAGGAATGCGGAGGCGATATGAAATACACATTTTTAGAAGCGTTGGGAAAAGTAAATCATACTAAACAAAGGATAAAAATAGAGTTGGGTCAATGGAATAAAGTATGCAATGACGGCAGACCGTTTTTGAAAGATGAAAATAATCATATATGGTGGCCTTCTATTGAAGATCAGAAAGCTGAAATATGGGAGGTTGAACCGGAAGCGATTTATGTTTGGTGTGATTGTGATTTAAATGGTCATTCATGGATTTATACCCGGAATATAAAGGGAACAGGATTTAGTAAAACAGAATATGCTCAATTTCCTGACACCCGTTTATTCAGTCAGGATTTAAAAAAATATAAACTCGTGCCTGTTGATGGCGAGTAGATTTACTGAAGATCAGCTTAAAGAGATTTTAGAGAAAGGGAATGCCAGACTTCAGAATGATAAATCAGTCAGCAACGAAAAGTTGCTGACTCGGAAATCAGGTCGTGTCCCTAGCAGCAGATCAGTAATAGACGGTCATCTGTTTGATTCGAGAACGGAAGCGATGATTTATTCAGAGTTCAGACTTGATCCTGATATTGAGATTCTGGAGCTTCAACCTCAATTTGTGCTTCTAAGGCCGTTTAAACGCAAAAACAAAACTATCAGAGGTGTAACCTACACTTCGGACTTTAAAATCACAATTAAGGGGATTCTATGGATCATAGAAGTAAAATCCATAGGTACATTAAAAGCCAATTCAAAGAATTACCCGATGAGACGTAAACTTTTTTTAAACAGATTTCCTGAATTGAACTTCAGGGAAATCATCTTTGATGGAAAACAAAGAACTGAAAAGGATTATTAAAGATGAAATTTGAAGATCAATACTGCACCAGACAACAAGCTGTAGAATTAGAAAAACTGGGATTAAAAGCTGAAAGTGTTTTTGTCTGGTGTGACGGAGCAGATAAAGGGACTTATTACATTGATAAATTGGTGGAATTAGAATTTGATCTATCTAAAGGACTGAATCCTGGTGAATGGTATTATGCCTATTCCTGCGCTGAATTGGGGGTATTACTGCCTAAATATCTGCAATTGGGAAACTGGATTAATGATATCTGGTATCCTGAAAAATGGCTGGCAGTAAACTGTGATAATCTGGAATGTATCCTTTTTATGCACTATGATGAAAAGTTTATATGTGGATATATGGAATATGATAGTTTTAGTATAGCTAAGGAATTTATACAGAAAAATCAATATGAAGCCCATGCCAAAGCAAATTTATTGATTTATGTGCTTAAAGAAAAAATCGTTAATCCGGAAGATTTGAAGTTATAAAAAAATAAGGTTTATCCTAGAGAGGTGTTTATTCGTTTGTATATATTCCATTCCGGCAATATAAAGAATCGGAACCGGTCGCAATTAGGCAGATCGGTTTTTAAAAGCCTGCACCACTCTCCTGTCAGGGCGTCTTTTTTTTTATTCTCTATTGGGGCGTCCTCACTTTAAATTTAATACATACAAAAAAATATAAATGAATACATACAATGTGGATTTTTCTATAAAAAGGAAAGACGGCAGTATTGAAAAAAACAGTCTTACTGTATTCAGAACTTCAATTAAGGATATTGAACAGAATCTGAAAGATGAGTTTATCGGCAAAGACGACATACTCCATATTTCACAGATCACAAGAGTAGTTAAGGGTTCAAAGGGAATGATATTTCCGACAGATAATCAGCATTAACAAATAACAATGTAACTTAAGGAAAGTCCGGGTATATAGATACTTCCCTGCCGGATATGCAGGCCAGAAATCCTGCCGTTGTTATAACTCAAAGGTGAAAATGAAAGAAAAAAAACGCAAGCCGCCGATTATTTCAAAAGCCAGAAGAACATTTAAACATAGTTCACAGGTTACACAGGAGGAGATTGAAGAAGCGAAAAAGATTTTTCTGGACAATGGCGGTGAAATACAGCCTTTTGTAAAAGAAAATAAAAGTAATGAGGTGTTGCGGTTTTCTGATGAAGCAGCCATGTATACTGATTTCGGAGTTTAAAATGGAAGGTAAAATTAATAAAAACGGTAACTTAAGAATTAAAAGAGGCAGGAAATATAAAGATCAATATTGCCCTTATGAAAGTTCATCTGAGGTAACTTTATGCGGTGATTGGTGCCCGCAGTTCGGGGAACCTGACTGGTATCCGGAGGCTAAGAACTGGCCTGATACAGCTAATTTAAATATCTGTCAGAATCGGTTATTACACTTTAATCAATTTAAAGATGAGAGAAAACAGAATGAGCAATAACAAAGTGGGACGGCCTCTTAAATTCAAGGATCCTGTAGATATGCAGGTGAAGATTGATAAATATTTTAACCACTGTAATGAAAATCAGATACCGTATACAATCACAGGGCTTGCGATTGCTTTGGATTGTGATAGAGATACAATTTTGGATTATGCCAAAAAACCTGAATTTTCCGGTACAATAAAAAAAGCCAAGATTAAAGTTGAAAACGGGCTTGAGTTAATGCTTATACAGGGCCGAACTCCGGCAGGTGTGATTTTTAATCTGAAAAACAATTTCGGTTGGAAAGATAAGCAGGAAGTTGATTTGAAAGCAGAAGTAAAAGTCGGGTCTATCAGTGAAGAGGATATTAAAGCCGTGAAAGATATTTTTGACCAGATCACGGAGTAGAATATGGAATCGAAAAATATAACTGAAGAACAGGGATGTGCTTTATTAAATAACATTCAAGAGAGAATGTATAACCAGACAGCAACAAAAAAAGAAATGAAACTGTATTTTGATTATGTTTATTATTTGGGATTGCTTGGCGCTGAAATAGAGAAAATAGCACCAAAAATAATGGAAAGAGCTAATGAGAATATATGTGATCAGATTATAGTTGAAAATACAGTAATAAATTAATGATAGACCTTGAGAAAATCTTAGCTGCTTATACTCCTCAGAAATTCGCTGTCTTAAAACACAGACTTGAAACTGATTATTTTGAACATGCCAGATTCTTTCTCGCTTTAAGAGAAAATCAACCGTTTCTGTTAGGCCGCCATCATCCTATCATGGCAGAAACCATGCAGCGGGTTATTGATGGGGAGATTAAACGTTTGATTATCAATATACCACCTTCCTATTCTAAAACCGAAATGGTGGTTATTCAGTTCTGCTCTTATGCATTCGCCATTAATCCGAGTTGCAGATTCATGCATATTTCAGGTAGTGACAAACTGGCTTTTGACAACTCATTAAAAATCAAAGATCAGATCAGTCATCCTTTATTTCAGAAATTATGGGGATTGACTCTTAAAGAGGACGCAAAAGCTAAGGGATTCTGGAAAACCAATAAGGGAGGTGTTTTTTATGCCGTCTCAAGCGGAGGTCAGATCATCGGATTCAGGGCGGGCAGATCAAAGCCCGGTTTTCAGGGAGCTATTCTGATAGATGATCCGCAGAAGCCTGAAGATATGCACTCACCTGTTAAAATAAATTACTTTCCTGACCGATACAAAAGCACAATCAGACATAGAGTCGATAACAGAGAAACCCCTATTATCGTAATTATGCAGAGATTACACGAGGGAGATTTCTGTAACTGGCTGCTTGAGGGTGGAAGCGGTGAAAAATGGCACCATCTTTGTCTGCCTTCACCGATTACTTGAAAAATGATTAAATATGAATACGCTACAAATTGAAATCAAATTAATGCAGCATTTCATTGGCAGTACTGATCTTATTATACCGAATGTACATGGTGGGCTAGTTCGATTACATGAATGTGATATTTTAATGTTAAGTAAAGCACGTTATGCGACTGAAATTGAAATCAAGATAAGCAAGTCTGATTTATTAATAGATCAGTACAAACAACATAAACATATTAGCAATTATATAGCTCGATTTTACTTCGCAGTTCCATCAAACTTAGTACCCATTGCTTTAAAAAATATACCAAAAAGAGCTGGATTGTATGAAATGAGAAAAAAAGGTGTGCCCTACCTAATAAAACAATGCCAACGCACCAAAGGCTGTCTTAAATGGACGTTGGAGCAAAGAAATTATTTAGCTTATTTAGGTTCTATGAGAATTTTAAGTTTAAAAAAGAAGATTTTAGATTTAAAATCTTATAACCAAATAAGGTTTTAATTTGAAATATTCCCACGCTATACCCATCCAACATAATCTTGCCCCAGGTTCTCTCTGGCCTTTTAAA